CTTCTCATAGTTCCAGAGGTACTTCAGGCTGGCTGTGACCGTCTGAATGGAGGTGGACCAGCCGGCAGTGCTCCTGGTCACTCCGGTCACATTGGCCGAGGCCAGGTAGTATTCCGTGATGGAGGAGATGCCCTTGCCGGCATTTCCCTGGTCTCCATAGGTGCCGATGATGACCGGAGTGGTGTCATCATGAGTCCCATCGGAGTAGATCACCCTCTCATAGTTCCAGAGGTACTTCGCACTTGGAGTGACCGTCTGGATGGAGGTGGTCCAGCCTTGAGTGGAAGGTGTGACTCCGGAGCTGCTGGCAGAAGCCAGGTAGTATTCGGTGACGGAAGTGATCCCTCGACCGGGATCACCTTTGTCACCCTTGTCACCTTTCTCACCATGCAAGGCCACAGCATAGCTGGTGCTGGTGGTGTCATCGGTGTAGGTGGTGACTGTCCTGGTCCACAGGTACTGGCCGGCCTGCACCTGAGGGATGTTGAATTGCCAGCCATCTACCGGTGGATTGGTGCCCTGATTGGAAGAGGCATACATAATCACCACAGTCTTTACACCCTTCCCCTGCCGGCTTACAGTATAGCTGGTGGAAGTGGTGCCATCGGTATAGGTGGTGACTGTCCTGGTCCACAGATAGTAATTATCCAGGACCTCCGGCATCACGGACTGCCACCCCTCGGTAGGAGTCCTGGTGGCAGAGTCGGAGGTGGCATAGGAAATGGTGACAAAGAGAATCCCCTTGCCATCATTTCCATCCTTGGCCTTCCTCCGGATGACTATGTGTCCTCTTGCAGTCGGCATTACATGCTCTCGATTTCAGTGACCACGATGTGAGCCACCTCCTTGGCATGAGCTCTCCATGCCTGGAAGGCCTCATACTCCTGGATGTACTCAGACCGCTTCTCTTCGGAGATCTCGGCCTCAGGATCCTTGGCCATCTGGTAATTGGCAATGAGAGCCTGGTAGGCATCGGAGGAGTAGTGGTCGGTCACGATCGCTGCCACAATCCGGTCATACTTCCGGCTATCGACATCGATGCCCTCACAGACCTTGATGCCCTCCGGGAGAGGCTCCTCGCCTACAGGATCCGGATCTCTGAAATCGAAGTAGATTCTGGTGAGGACACCTTCCAGGATGACTTCCACCCCACTCTCAGGGATGACAGTGATTTGCTTCTGAGTTCTCATATTGCTTGGTATTAAAGATTATTCATCGAAATAGTAGGAGGACTTGCCATCACCGAAGGATCTCTTCCGGATGATCACATTCTCCACCGGGAAGATCTTCTGGCCATTCTTCTCGGCCTCCCTGGCCTGATCCAGCACATTCTTGATCTCGAAGGCACTGGTGACAAATTTACACTGCTCCCCATCCTTGATGAAGAGCACGGCATACCGGTCATCACCCTTGGAGGTGTGGATGCCGGTCTCGAAGTCCACGATGGTCACCGGTACATTGAGCACATCCGAGATGGACACACTCTTGACCGAGAAGTATTTCTTCCCATCCTTGGTCTTTTTGTTTGCTTTTATGCCTTTTTCAGCAAAGCTCATATCATTATTCGTTATAGTTCTCCACAAATGTCGGCAGTTACCCCACTTGCACCATCCCCAATAGGAAGCTTTCACCTGCTTCAGCTTGGTTTCGCTCCTGGTCCGCTTGACTTTTACTGCAAAGTTATGCTTCACGGTTTTGCGAAGTCGGACATTTTTCCGAGAGAAAACATATCCGAGGAAGTCAATGCTTCTGCCGGCCATGACCGGCACCTCGCTGCCTTTTTCGTTTCTTGTGTTTCTTTCCATATACCCTGTGAGCAATCGGTGCCACGATGTAGGATGCTTTCACCACCAGTCCGAGCTCTGAGGAGATCCGGTCATACTCATTGAGCATGGCCCATGCCTCTGCCTTGGTCCTGGCCAGTCCTACAGTGTCATCACAATACCGGAGATAGCACTTGCAGTGCAGGTCCTCCTTCATGTGATGGTCTATCTTGCTGGCAGAGAAGTTTCCGATTATCTGGCTTGGATACCCTCCGATGGGCACTCCTCGCACTCCGTTTTTGTCGCTCATCATCCAGCATGTCGAGAATCACCTGTCCTGAGTCATAGTTGAAGATGGCTATCTCCACCAGCTTCAGGAATCTTTCATCCTTGTACTTCCTCCGCAAAGCTTGCATGGCCACTTCATGAGGGATGCTCTGGTAGTATTTCTTGTAGTCGGCCTTCCAGAAGTATTTGTACTCCGGATACCTCCGGAGCATCATCTTGACTCTCTTCACCCCATAGTGGATACCTTTTCCCGGTACACAGGAAAAGGTATCGGCTATGAGATTCCTGTAGAGATCAGGACCTATCACCCTCATGATGGCATGGTGGACTATTCGCCAAGGCACATAGTTCTGCCTGGCTATCTTCCTTTCCTTGCCGGAGTCATTATGCACCACCATATCCGAAAAGCCTGGATCCGGGAAGTTAAGAGTGAGAATCATCTCCTGGATCATCCGGAGATCCTCCTCGGCCCGGAGATTGTGCCTCCGGATGTACCGATTCTTCTTCACCTTACCAGCCTGAGCCTCCTTGTCGGCTGCTCTGAGATTGTCCATGTCGGCAATCTGCTCGAAGATATGTCCTATTCGCTTTGGCATAGAATTATTGTTTGGTCACCATACTAGCCATATTTCAGGCCCATTCATCCGAGTCCGCTTGCAATGACTCGGTGCCCGGAGCTTCCGAGAATTATCAAAAATGATAAGACCTACTCACACCGCTTGCTACATGCCGGCTGGCCGGCATTCGCCTTTCCGCTTGAAGTGTTTCGACATCGAAGCCGGATATCGGCTCCTACATTGCACTACATGATGCAAGGTCGAGGTGCAGGGAGTGTCATTTCTTCATTGTATGGCGAGAGCCGATATTCGCATTCGAGTTCGACCAGGCGTTATTCGAGTTCGCATAGGCGAGACCGCAATTCGCACCGTTGTTCGCATTACCGCCCCAGTACACAACCGCTCTCACTCCCTTCTACCTACCATCCTCACCTGTCAGCTCTCAGCCTCCCCACCGAGATGGCAGGGAGGCAGGAGGATGGATTACCAAAGCTATTGCACAAAGGTAGATTCAATCGATCAAAGAGCTTGACAGTCCACTAGACCTCAGCCACAAGCTGAGCACCGGACATCACGGTCAATTCGCCATAATAGGCAAGGCGAGAGCCGAAAGACGCATTCGAGAGCGACCAGGCGATATCCGAGGACGCAGAAGCGAGACCGCAATACGCACCGTAGAACGCATACCCGCCCCAGAACACAACCTGACCAGTGGCATTCGCATAGTGGTAGTCACCCCAATACTGATTGCCACCGCCACCATGCACCTTCGGCACCAGGTCGAAGAATTCACCGACCGTCTCCTCCTTGATATAGCCGGAAGTGGTGAGCCTGGTGAGCTGCCTGTAGTCACCGATGGGATGATTGGCCAGCTCATCGGCAGAAGGCAGGCGATTGCCCTCATAGATGAATACCTCGGAGCCATCCTGATTCTCATTGCCGGAGTTGCCACAGTAGATGCCCTGAGTGAATTCCCACTGGAGAGCATAGGGATCCTCGATGCCGAAGAGGCTCACATGGTTTGCACCGGTAACTGTGACCTCACCGGAGTTCTCCCAGGTGAAGTCAATCTTGCCACAAGCATCACCGAGGCTCTTGGTGGCACCGAGATCCCAGGTGAGAGGTGTGGAATAGTCGGAGCTATTGTTGGTGCCGGTGACACCCTGGCCGAGCACTTCCTGTGCATTGGGGGAGCCATACTCGGAGAGCAGGAGCATCATCATGAGCTGCTTGTGGCCGTAGTTGATCAGGCCCCACTGAGGACCATTGACCTGAGCAGCATTCCAGAATTGGGTGATGGTCTTGGATCCGGTAGGCTTGACACCGCTCCGGGATACCAGAGCAGAGCTCACCACCGATCCCTTGTAGGCTCCGATGTTGGTCTCCGGGATGAAGTGGCCACCGATGGGGATGAGGCTCATCCACAGGTACGGAATGCCGGATACGGCATCTTCCTGGACCTTGTAGTAGAGCTTCGGGGCATGGAAGAGGACATGGCCGATGGTCTCATCCAGGGCAGTGCCATCGGCATAGATGCCGGAATTGCTCACAGAGAGCTTGGCTGCATGGCCATTGTTCTTGACCAGGTACCGGCCACACTGAGACTTGAAGAGAGCCCACATGTCGAGATTGCCGACACGGCCCCAAGCCGAAGAGGTCTGAGTACCCTGCTTGAGAGGGACACCCCATGCCACCGACCGAAGAAGCTCTTCATTGCCGGCATTGATGGAGTCAATGAGCTTGTCGAGAGTGATTCTCCGGATGGAGCCATCGACTTCGACCATAATGCTGTTGGTCTTGAGAATGCTCTGGACCTGTGCAGCAGTAGCAAGTGATTTGAGTGCCATAATGCTGAAGAATTATGATTATGAAGATAAAGAATCGAAGGAGACCTCTGCAATGACTTCCACATCATGAGAGGTGCCATCCTGCTGGTCGGTATGAGCCGTAGTCACCTGGATGCTGTCGGTGCTGCTGCTGCCCTTGACCTCCCATGTATCCCCATCATAGATGGTGAAGGACCATGTCGGATTGGCCGGAGTGAGCTCGGCACCGGTGGATGTGCGTACCACCCTGGCCTTGACTGTCACCGGCAGATTCTCGGCCACCTCCTTATTCGAGGAGTAGATGTAAGGCACCAGGATAATCTCATCCAGAGTGTCGATGATGGAGATGCCATACCGGTAGATGAATTCGGCATCCCCTTGAGCCTTGTAGAATTCGGCAATGAAGAGCTGGCATCCATCGATGTCATCCCTGGTCACCGTGATGGTCTTTTGGCCGGCCTTGGCCACCCATTCCACCGTATCCTTGTACCACTTGATGTAGTAGTCCGACACGGCAGATCCGGCCAGCCAGAGCTCGGAGGCCAAGGTGGCAGAGTCATGGTCCACATCGAGCTGTGTGGTGGAAGCATTGATGAAACCGAAGTAGGAGGAGCCGGCACCCTTGGTGATCTGGATGTCTATGCTCTTGCTCAGGTTGTACTCCACTCCGGCCACCGTAGCCTGGCAGGTGTACAGCAGAGTGTCATTGGCCATGTTGATGGCAGAGGCCAGATTGTCGAAGATCTTCAGAGCACCATTGCTGGTGTTCAGTCCGAATTTCCCGGTGGAATCCATGACATAGCTGCCGGAGGTGGCACCGTTGAATACCAGAGCCACACCATTGTAACTCCAGGCATGATTGCTCAGGTACACCGACTGGCCTCTCACTGTGCTGACTCTCGGAGTGATTACAGGCCGGTTGGCATCGATGGTCCAGTCAGGCACCGCCAAGCCGGTATTCTCATCCACCGCCTGGTAGAGAGGCTTCCCATTCAGCTCCAGCGACAGGAAGATGGAGTCTCCATTGCGGAGCCTCCGGATGGTGATTGAGCCTTGTGCAGAATAATTGCTCATATTAGGTCCTATTTAGAATATCAATGATTTCGGCACCGGTGTGGATGGTGCCATCCAGGATGGCCACCTTCTCCTCCAAGGTGGAAGCTGAAGCGAGAGCAGGAGTGCAGAGCACTTCCTTCTCATTCAAGGCCACCCGGCTCCCCTTGGTACGGTGACCGGCCAGATTGATTCCATTGGCCCTGGCCTTGACCATATCGGCAAGAATGTACCTCATATCAGTTGAAGATTAGGATATTGCCGGATTCATCGGTCAGGATGTCACCATTCTCATCGATGGCCACACAGAAGGCCTCCTTCTGCACGGCTTCCACATAGACATCCACCCAATCATCGGCATCAGTGGTGCCGACTCCGGTAGGGATGAGCTGGAAGATGGTGGTGCCACCTTCATTGTGGACTTTGTTGATGATGGCAGCAGTGTCGGTGTGCCAGATGATCTTGAGCACATTGCCCGGATAAGGGACCGCCTTTCCGTCACAGTTCACCATTGCCTCATCATACCGGGAGGTCTGGCCGGGATGGATGCCGGTTTCATTGGTCGGAGTGCAGGTGAAATTCCGGTAGATCCTCTCCACCGAGAGCTGCACCTTGGCCACCTCGGCATTGTTCACAAAGGCCTTGATCATGTAGTCGGCCTTCTCGATGAGCCGGAGGTCGAGCTGGATGCCGGTGGTCGATACGGAAAGCACCTCATAGTCGGAGGCCGACACCTCGGTCAGAGCCATATTCGCTCCTATCTTGTAGAGCTTGATGGTATAGCCGGAGGTCATGAGCTCATCCGCAATGAATACCTGGATGGGGATGCTCCTCTGGTACTCATTCCCATCCCTGGCAGCAGCCTCGGCAGAAGCACTGGCAGCTATGATGCCATGAGCCACCTTGTAGTCATACAGGTGCAGCTTGTCATCGAAGGGAGAGTACCGGAGATTGTTCTCGCTGATGGAGATGGCATAGGAATCCTTGCTCTTGTCCACAGTGGAGAGGATGATGGCATCGGTCTTGATGTGGACATTGACTCCGAGCCGGGAATCCACCAGGTCAGCCTCGAAGTGCAGGGAAGCCTTCTCCGAAGGAGAGAGATTCTTCATCACGATGAGAGATCCCCTGGTGGCTCCGACCGTATCCACCCGGTAGAGATTCAGCCAGCTCTCAATGGTGGTGATATCCACCCCATTGACATACCACTTCATATTGGCCAGGTATGGATTGGCCACAGGATTCGGCCAGCTCCCATCGGCAGCATGGGCATTGATGATTGGCCGGATCACAGTAGGTGTGATGCTCCGGTCAGGCTCGAATTCCTGTGAGGTAGCATTATAGACCTGTGTGCTCGGACTATATGCAGATTCGCAAGAGATGGCCACTGATACTGTCAGTGGTGCAAAGTCTCTCCTGATTCGTTTTCTTCCGGTTTCCATTATATCTCGATAAATCCGACTGCTTGAAAGTTCTCATCAATAGTGGCTGTGATGGTGAAGGTGGTGCTCTCCGAGGCACCAAGGTCATTGAGGCTCTGAGAGAATTCGATGTCAATCTCCCCATCGAAGAGCCTTGCCTTGCTGGTCATGTTCCAGGCAGCATCTTCCACAGCATCTCCGGAGTCTCGCACGATCCTCCAGGTAGTCACCTGCTCGGTCACATCCTCATACATCCCCTTCCACACTCGGCAGGTCAGGTGCATGGTCTCTCCCCAGGCCAGGAAAGAGTCCCCATTTGTGTCAATCTCCAGTCTGAGAGGAAGCTCTGAGAATGGAGTGAATATCTCCTTGATCCATTCCTTGATTGTGCCAAGGCTCACCTTCTTCCACTCCTGGACAAAGGGAGACTGGACCAGGAAGAGCAGTGAATTCTCCAGATTCGCATCCGGATAATCCACCACTCTAGGTATCAAAAAAAAAAGCTCACCAGACGGAGATGGCACCTCGATGATTGGAAATTCCTCATTGGTCCTCACTATTTTCAGCAAGGTGCCTTCCTCGGCCAGCGAGAAATTGAAGTCGCTGGAATTCACATTGGCCTTGTCGGAGGCCTGGATGCTGGAGGAGTCGAGCACAATGAGCTCGATATTCCCATCAATGATTGACCACTGCTTGGAGCTGGCAAAGAATTCCCACAGCCACACCGCCTCGGTCTTGCCGACATAACCGGTATTCTGGCTCCAGGATCTTGTCGGAGCTTCTGTGATATTGATCTTGGTGTCGGCCAGCTCGGCCACCTCATGGGAGATGCTCGGAGCCAGGCTCCTCTTGCCGGTGAAGCAGAAGGTGTCGATGCCTCCGAGGGAGTTCACGCACAGATAGTAGTGCTCATCCCTGGTCACCGGAGTGAAGATGTACCTCTGGATGTAGGAGAGCCTGGTGCCACCGGTTGTCTCCACCCACACATCCACCATGCCGGTGAGCTGGTCGGAGGAATGGGAGCTGAGAGAGAAGAGGTGCTGCATCTCCATATTGTAGGTGATGTACTGGCCGGCAGATGCAGTATTGACAGTGACGGTCTCCGGATTGCCCTGCACAGGATAGAATTTTGCTCTCACCCGGCTGGCACTCTCATGGTAGTAGGAGAGGTACTCCGGCTGATTCCACCGGACTCTCTTCGCCTGAGGTTGCCAGGTGAGCCAATTCGCCTTGAGGAAATTGGATGCAGTGTCGGAGAGCTTTCTCACACCTCCGGCCAGCACAGTGAAGGTCTTGGCCAGGGAGTCATCCACATAGGCCGAGAATTCGGCCTTTCCGTTGCTCTGCACAAACACATTCGAGCTCGGAAGGATGATGGAGAGGTACTGAGCACACACCTCCTGGACATCGATCTCGACCATAGTGCTCCCATTGGGATCATAGGTCTCCTCGATGACGGTGACACCGCCCTTCATGAGCTTGAAGGATACGGTGCTGGAAGAGTTTATCCTGAAACTCTTCAGATTCCTCAGCAGGCTGAGTGTTTCTGGTGTCTGAATGACAGTTGCCATGATGCAAATTTATGAAGAGTCCTACCTGCCCGATAGGACATTAAATCACTATGCTGACCGAATCAAACCACTCCTCCAGCTCGAATACTCCGATGCCATAATCACTGTACTGTCCTCTCGGTGTGGTCACCCTCCGGAAGAAATAGATCTGCCGAGCAATGTGCTGAGTCTGCTCTCCGAGAGCATTCGGTGAAGGGATGAAGAAATCCTTATCAGGATCCTGGATGTAGGGATCGCTCTCATCATACTTCCAAAGCACGGTGCCGGAGGCTTGCTGAGCCTGGAGCTGTGACTGCTTGGCCGTGATTTGTGTCTGATTGAGCTGCCACTGGTAGATAGGCTCCGGCACATTGATCGGCTCATCCTCCTGGCCATCGGCAAAGTCCTTGATGAGCTTGAATTTCGCCTCCAGGCACCGGAGCTGCTTCCCTACCTCATACTTCAGGCTCACCGGCAGCAGAGTCTGCCCCTCGAAGAGTTTCATGGAGTACAGGTTGTACTTCATCAATTCATCGATGGTGAGATTGAATCTGCCGGAGATGGTGATGGCATTATTCCTCAGATGCTTATTGTAGGAATCGAAGAAGGCCGGCACAATCTCCTCCGGGATGAGATTGATGGCACCGGAGACCAGGTTGCCTCGATTGTTGTACTTCTGAGTGCTGGCCATGTAGTATTTCCCATCGGCAGTGATGAGCTGTGGAGCAGACCGGAGCTCGGTCAGGCCGATGTAATGCACGATGATGATCTCCTGCTCCTCATCCTTCTCGCTGTCATTGTAGCTGGTATTCCGGTGGAGCCTATCACCGATGTAGGGAGCCATGATTCCATACTGCCCCACACGGATCATCGGAGGCACCAGGTCCTCCGGAGAGAAGGATTCCGAGGTGTCGGAGTTGTACCGGTCATACTTGAATTGATTGGTGCCCACCTTCACCCTCTTGACAGAGGACTGACCTGACCGGGATGACCTGCCGGCATAATTGGCGAAGGAGAGATGCACCTCATAGTATTCACCGGTGGCCAGACGGCACACCAGGCAAGGTGTGAGGATGGAGTAGAATTCGCTCTCATCGACCGGCTTGACATAGCCGTATTTCTTCACCAGCTCCTCCAAGGTCTCTGCTGCAGGAGCAGCTCCATCCAGGCTGGTATTCGGCTCCATCACCACCCTGCTCGATGCCGAGAAGGACTTGGTGGCCTGGCCGAAGAGCTTCTTTGTCAGATCCAGGTCATAGCCGGCCTGCATGATATCCTCCAGGAATACGATATCCACCTGTTTGCTGGCCGGATTCACGATGATCTGAGCATGGAATTTCATCCGGAGCCACTCAAGCAGCTCGGAGATGGTCTTATTCGGCACCAGGTCGGAGTAGTCAATCTTGCCATTGCAGATGACATCCGAGCAGTTATGCACCAGCACCAGATTGCTCAGGAAGTTCGAGCTGGTGAAACAGTTCGAGCCGATGGTGTAGCCACACAGGTCGAAGAGCAGCTCCAGGAATCGGGGAAACTTCAGGAAGGGAGCAATCCCATACCCCTCCGGCACCGACACATCCTCACCTCCTTCCTTCACGATTCGGGGAGAGTGAGCGAGTGGCCATATCTCATTATAGGTGGCATTGGCATAGAGTGGCTCATTGTTGAGCTGGTACTGCCCATCATCGAGAGCCACAGCCACCGGGAAGATCCTGAAATCGGAGGATACCTGGTCCTTGTACACCTGCCACAGCCAGGAATACCAGCTCTCCGGAGTGGAGTAGGTGGTGAGCACCCTGGCCGAGAAGAGCTCCTTCAGATTCTTATCCTTGTACAAGCTGTAGAAGGAAGAGTCCTCCAGAGCCATCGAGCAGGTGATGCTGTCATCGGTGGCAGAGGCCACCACCAGCACACCCTTCTTCTGGAAGATGCCCTTCTGGATGGTGGCCGGGAAGGAGTTCACATACCGATTCTTCCTGGCTATCCTGCCAGGGAATCCGAGCTTCGCCTGATCCTGAGGAGTGGCCGGGATGGTGGCAGCAATGGAAGCAGCACCTTCCTCGGAGAAGAAGGCACTATTCTGCTCGATGTCGAAGCTGAAATTTGCCGGGAGAGTGAGCTCCCCATTCTCGGTGACTAGTTTCATTTCTTGCCGGTGATTTTCTTCATGGTGCTCTGCAGCTCCTGCTGAGAGTTGATCTCAGAGAGCAGCACATAGGCAGGGATGCCATTGTCAATGATATACTGAAGCACAGCCACAAGCTGAGCCACAAGAGCCGGATCCATAGAGGAGAGGCCCGGAGCCACCATGTTGCTGGAAGGAGTGGTCATGCCACCATCAGCGAATCCGGACACACCGGAGACCGAGGTGCCTCTCTTCCTGGCCTGCTCCAGCCTCCGGAATACAATCGGATTGGCACGGACCATAGATGCCGGTGCCACCCACTCATTGGCATGCACCACACCGACCTCCTGGTAGTCATTGCCGGCCTCAGTGGTGTAGCCACCTCCGGAGTAGCCGGTGGCCACCCTGGCTCCGATCTGTGGAGAAGATGAGCCGGTGGATCCTGCAGTGGTGGCCATGATGGCATTCTTCTGAGCCACGATGGTGGCAATCTCGGCAGCAGTGGTGACTCCGATGACACCGGCCATCACGGCACCGGCAATGGGACCGAGCTGAGCGAAGGCCTGCATCACCGCCAAGGCACCGGCAGCAAGAGTCTTGGCTATGTTGATGACCATATCGGCCACCGCATACTTCTTCTGAGTTTCGAGCTTCTTCTGCTCATACTTGTTCTCAATCTCCTCCCTGGCCTCGGCATTGTCACCGACAGCCGAGAGCTCGGCCTGCATCCTGGCCTCCAGCCTGGCCTGCTCGGCATCCTGGAGAGCCGTGACCATATTGGATGCACCCTCGATGATGGACTGAGCCTTCTGCATGCCTTTCTCCCATCCTTCGAGCTCCAGATTGAGATTCTCCTGCATGTACCGCTTCACCAGGTCATGCTTGGCCCTCTGGAATTCCTCTTCTGTCAGGAGCCGATTGTCATACATCTCCTGCAGGGAGGCCAGCTCGGTCTGCATCTGCTCACCGAGAGCAGTTTTCGGATCCAGAGCATCCCGGACCTTCTTGGCCTGGTCGCACAGCTCCAGCAGGTGGTCAATCTCGGCCTGGAATTCGGCATCAAGGTCATCCATGATCTCCTTGATGTCGGCCTCCGACTGCTCGGCCAACTCCTGGAATACCTTCTCTGCATCCTTCTCGGCCTCTTCGAGCAGCTTCTTGAATTCCTGCTGCTGCTTGATGGTCAAGTCAAGGAGCTGTGACTGATACTCCAGAGTCTCCTTCTTGTATCGCTCGGAGATGGCCATCTTCGACCGGAGAGCCTGCTCCTGGATGGAGATGAGCCGGTCCTGGTACTGCTGCTCGGATATCTCACCTTTGGCATAGGCCTCTTTGGCCTTCACCTCCATCTCCTTCTGGTGCTTTTCCACCTCGGAGATCTCCTTCTTGTAGGCATCATCAGCAGCCTTCTGATGGCCGGAGGACATCTCCTTCCGGAGTGAGTTGATGGTGGTGACAGTCTTGGTGGTGCTCCGGTAGTATTCGGCATCGGCATTGGTCATCTTGACTCTTGCCTTCACATAGTTATCCACCAGCTCATCATTGGAGAGCTGGTACTTGGCATCCATCTCGGCCACCTTCTTCAGACCTTCATCGGCAGTATTGATGTAGTCCTGGAGAGCCTGCTGAGCCTGCTGCATCTGCTGAGAGGCAGCAGCGACTGCCACAGCATTGTCTGCCCACATAGCCGAAAACTTTGAAGCTCTGACAGCAGCCTCCAGCTCCTTGACATGGGCATTGTACTCCTGAGCCTGGAGGAGAATATCCCGATTCTGATTGTACTGCCTGACATAGAATTCCAATTCAGCATCAGAGAGCTTGGTCCTATCCTGGAGCTCCATCTTCCGAGCCTCGGCCTCCTGAGCAGCAATCTCCTTCTTCTGCTCGGCCAGCTCCTTCTCCAGCCTCATGGCCTCTTCGGCAGCAGCCAGCCTCTCCTCCTCCGACTTGGAGGTATCCTTCATGATCTGCTTATTCTTCTCGATCTCCACATTGTACTCGGCCTCCATCAGAGACAGGGAATTCTGCCTCTCGAAGATCTCATCCAGCATGGCAGCGACCTCTTTGCCGACCTTGTAGGATTCTCGCATGTTCTCGATGAGCTCCTTCCATCCCTTGCCGGAGGTCAGGTCTGCCACGAAAGTATTGTAGGCATGGCTCATCCCGGAGGTGAATTGGCCCCACTTGTCACCGATGAGCTGTGTCTGAGCCACAGCATCCTTGGCGAATTTCATCAGAGCCTTGCCGGCAGCTACAAAGAAGGTGGCCAGGCCAATCTTTGGAAGAAGGCCCTTCAGGGAGTCGAGAGTCTTATTGGTGCCCTTGATGCCGGAATTGATTTCATCCATCCTGGCCTTCACCTGCTTGAGCTGCTTGCTCTTCTCGATGAATTCCTGAGTGCCCGGCACCAGATTCTTGATCTGCCGATTCAGACCGGAGTAGGCCTTGGCCAGCTCATTCAGGGAGGAGCCATTGAGCTTCTTCATGATGTCGGCATAATCCTTGGTCTCCTTCCGGATACTCTGCATCGACTTATTCACCTGGTCGAGCTGCTTCTGGTACTTGGCAGCATCTTCGGTATTGCCGAGCTTGGTGGCCTCAATCATCTTCTTCCTCAGGTCATCGGCAGATGACTTGAGTGCATTCATGGTAGCCTCGGCCTGTGTCGCATTGAGAGTGACTATGCTCTCGGTATAGATGGTACTAGCCATTATTTCTTCAGGTTGTAG